GTGAACAGTCTCGATTTCGACCGTAAGCCCGAAGATACGCGCGTCGTCGTCGCCATGTCCGGCGGCGTCGATTCTTCCGTCGTTGCGGGGTTGCTCAAACGCGAAGGCTACGATGTTCTCGGCATCACGCTGCAGCTTTACGACCATGGCGCGGCGGTGCACAGGGCCGGCTCCTGCTGTGCCGGCCAGGACATCGACGACGCGCGACGTGTCTGTGAGACGATCGGCATTCCGCATTACGTCCTCGATTACGAGGCGCGATTTCGCGAAACGGTGATCAATCCCTTCGCCGAAAGCTATATAGCGGGCGAGACGCCCATCCCGTGCGTCGCCTGCAATCAGACGGTCAAATTCGCCGATCTGCTCGCGACCGCCAAGGAACTGGGCGCCGATGCGCTCGCCACAGGCCATTACATCCGCTCGCGGCCGAGCCCAATGCCGCGCTATCCCGGGCAACGCGCACTCTACAGGCCTGCCGATGCCGATCGCGACCAGAGCTACTTCCTCTTTGCGACCACTCAGGAGCAGATCGACTACCTTCGCTTTCCGCTCGGCGGTCTTCCGAAGAGCGAGACGCGGGCGCTCGCCGAAGAGATGGGCCTCGTCGTGGCCAAGAAGGCCGACAGCCAGGACATCTGTTTCGTGCCTCAGGGCAAGTACAGCGACATCGTGTCGAAGCTCAAGCCGAATGCGGCGCTGGCCGGCGAGATCGTCCACCTCGACGGCCGCGTGCTCGGCGCGCACGAGGGAATTCTGCACTACACGATCGGTCAGCGCCGAGGCATCGGTGTGGCAACCGGCGAACCGCTCTATGTCGTCTATCTCGATGCACGCTCGCGCCGCGTCGTCGTCGGCCCGAAAGAAGCGCTGGAGACCCGCCGCGTCTACCTGCGCGACGTCAATTGGCTTGGTGACGAAGAGCTGGAGGCGGCGGCGCGTAGCGGCTTCGAATGTTTCGCCAAAGTCCGCTCTACCCGCCGTCCGGCTCCGGCGGTTCTCAGCTGCGACGCCGAAGGGCTTTATGTCGAGCTGGTGGAAGGCGAGGCGGGCGTGGCGCCCGGCCAGGCCTGTGCACTCTATTCCGGCATCGGCGAGGACGCACGCGTCTATGGCGGCGGCTTCATCCGCAGATCCGAGCGCGAGCCGGCCGCGGAAGCGGCGCTGAAGGCACTTTTGCAGGCCCCCGCGGCGGCCTAATACATCTCGCTCGAAGGGCACAGCGATCTTCGGGTAATGAAGATCGGAAAACAGCGCCCTGAGGCGTCTCGACACGCTTCAGGACAAGGCGGTCAGGCAAGACGGGAAAACATCGCTTTTTCCGGAAGACATTGCTTGACACTAGCCGGAACAGCGCCTTATAAGCCGCCCGACCAGCCGAGACGGGCTTCGCTCAGAAGCTTCCATGGCGCCGGCGGCGGAGTAGCTCAGTAGGTTAGAGCAGAGGAATCATAATCCTTGTGTCGGGGGTTCGAATCCCTCCTCCGCTACCATTAGAACAGACGACAGTTCCGGACTGACTAAACCGGAAACGTATCCCTTGATCTCAATGCGGTAGGGCTCGCCGGCTTTTCTAGGCTCAACGATCACGCCTGCGATCATTTCGCGGAACGATTGTGCCAGCTCCACCGGTGGCGTTTCGCCTCGCTTCGAAATGACTTCAGCTAGCCGTTCGATGTTCTCCCTGAAGGCTCTCACTGAACGCGGCTGGATTTCGATGACGTTGCTGGGCGGCTCGACAGTTTCCAGTTCGCGCTGAAGGCGATCTCGATTAGCGCGGAGCCCCGGGAGGATGGCTGCGGCGTCGTCGTCTTCGATCAGGCCCTTCGCCAGGCGCTCGACGATACGGGTGATGGCCGTTTTTGCTTCTTCAAGCTCGCGGTCAAACGTGGCTCTATTGCGGCGCTTCTCGGCAGCTTCCCGCCGGCGCTCGGCGTCGTATTCCTTCACATAGATGTCGATGATGCGGGTATCGGCAAATTGCGCCCGCAACGTGTCAATCACCTGTTGCTCGATCTTCTCGACATAGTATCGCGCTCCGTTGCCGCAGCTGCCCGACTCCTTGTGCGTGCTGCAGATTACGCGAGGGCCGCTGCGGTCGGAGCCGTTGATCGCCATGCCACCGCCGCAGCCGCCGCAGCGCAGGAGACCGGAGAGAAGTCGTTTGTATTTTGGCGTTGATCGAGATTGCGCGCCGCCACGTGATGCCTTGCGGTTCTGAACGGCTTCGAAAAGCGCGTCATCAACTATGCGCAGGTGCGGCGCTTCGATCTCCTCGTGTTCGATCTCTGGATTGATTCGGGAAATTCGCCGTCCGGTCGATGGGTCTTTCACCATATGCACGCGGTTCCAGATCAGCTTACCGGCGTAAATCGGATTCAACAGCAGTCCGTTTCCGCGCCGGCCGTTGCCGTTCAGGGTCGAAGCATTCCACCGCTTGCCCCTCGGCGCCGGAACGCGCTCATCGTTCAGCGTGGCGGCGATGGCCCGTGGCGCGATCCCGCTGGCGTATAGGCTGAAGATCCGGCGCACGACGTCCGCCTCTCTCTCGACGATCTCCAGCTCGCCCTTGCGGCCGGGAACGTGGCGGTATCCATACGCCCTTCCGCCAGCATTGCGACCCGAGCGAACTACGCCGACCATGCCGCGCTTCACCTTCTTGGCACCTTCCTCTCGCTGCATCTGGCCGACGACGCCATACATGCCTATCTGCACCGTATCCATGGCGCCGCCGTTGACGCAGTTGATTTCGATGCGGCGGAAGCGGAGTGTTTTGTGGATGTGCGCAAGATCAGCGATGTCGCGGGAAATGCGGTCCGGATGCTCGGCCACGAGCACATCGAACTCATCAGCGTCGGCTTTCTGCATTAGTCTTGCAAGCCCGGGGCGCCCGAACATGGATGCACCGGACTTGGCGCGATCGAATAGCTCGCCGACAACATTGAGGCCCAGCTTCTCGGCGTGGGCCTCGCAAAGCCTGATCTGGTCCTCGACGGATTGGTCGTTCTGCAGGTCCGTCGAGTACCTAGCGTAGATGACGGCGCGCTTCATTTGCTATCTCTTCGGTTGTTCTTCCCCGTGGTTGTTCTCATTTGCTGGTTTTGGCCCCCGCGCGTCAAGCCTCGCCTGGTGACGGGCCAACGCCCTGACGAACGCGACGAGGCGGGGATCGAGATCGGGCAGCTCTTGTGAGTTGGGTGCGGTCGACATCAGAGCACTTCCTCACATTCCAACACCGGTCCGCTGTTGTGGCCGATCATGCCGCGCTTTGCCTTCTCGCGCCGCTTGGCATTTTCCTTGCGGGTCACCATCTCGACGTGATCCTTTTCCGGCCGCACGCAAAGGCGATTGCGGCAGGCGTGGTCGAGTTCTTTCTTGCCGGGAATATAGCCGTGCTCGTTGGTCCACATGGCGATGTGGACGGCGACGGTCTGGCCGTCGAGAGACATGCGGGGGTAGCCCTTGCCTCGACCGTTCTTGCCTGAATCAGGGCCGGTCCACTCCCAGCAGCCTGTTACCAGATCGATGCGGACCCGGGACATAATCTTCGCGCGGATGCGATCTCGACGGCTGCTCATCCGCGGCGCCTCCACGCATCAAAGGCATTGCGCAGATCCTGCCAGCGCGCAGCTGCGGCCGCGTCGTCGTTCAGCTCGCTGCGCGAGCGGATGCTCAGGATCGAGCGGACCTTTGTCGCGGCCCGATCATCGGTGAGGGGCCTCGCCAGGCCGTGGCACTCCTCGAGGAATTTCTTGAACGCCGGCTCTGCGCATTTCATTGCGCATTCAGCGGCGTAGTCCTTCGGCTTCTGCTGGTGCCGCGGCGGTGCGTGGCGGCGCAGCTCGGCGACGAGGGTGCGATACCGGCCGGCGAGGGCGTCATAGGTCCCGAGCAGCCAAATCAGATCATAGGGCGCGTTCAGCACCATCTCGCTGTCGCCGATCGGCGCGTCGGCGGCGATCGTCGCGATGAGGAAAGTGCCTTCGCTGCTTGCCGCAGTCAGGCAGAGCAGGCCGCCATCGGATTCAATGCCCCAGTCCTGGGTCGCGAGCGCGATCCGATTGCGGATCGCGTCCATGCGCTTCTGCTGCGGGGAGGGCTGCGGGTGGCTCATCAGCGGACCTCGTCGCGCAGCGGGCGATTGGCGACTTGGAGGAGTACGTCTGCATGGCAGGGTGAGCCTGGCCTGCACCAGCAGGCGAGGTTTTTGCCGCGCAGCTCGTGCACGTTCTCCGCTACAAATCGACGGGTGCGCGCCAGCGCCTCGATATCGGGAACGCCGCCGACGCGCAGCAATCCGGCGAGCAGTGCTTTGTAGAGGTCGACGCAATGGGAGGCGTCGCCGTGTTTGCCGACAACGAACGGGTTTCCCCATGGGCCGGGGCGACCGACGTGCATGGCTTCGCGGCCGTTGATCGATTCGGAAAGCGCCCGCAGGTCGAATCCATTGCGGCGGGAAAGCTGGAGTCGGATCGGCTTCGTCATTGGCGAGGCGCTCCAATCACGATTGTCTGACAGTGACCGTTACCTTTGGCGATTGCCTCCGCCAGCGCTCGCGGGAGGGCGCGTTCCATCGCCTTGCGGAGCTCTTTCCGGGTGTGAGGGTCGGCGACTGATGAGAGCACCGCAGCTTGCACAGTGATCAGCGCGCCGCAGAGGGCGTTCATGATTGGCGCATCGAACTGCTTCGCCGTTTCTTGAATCGCCGCGTCGATAGCGGTCGCAAGGATCTGCGCCTGGCGCGCCTCCTCGGCTTTCCAGGCTTTGCGCGCTTCTGGAGCCGGGTTCATCGGCGCACCTCCGGAAAGCTGTTGTGCTCAACGCCGTCGAGGAGGCGGCCGGCGTATCGCTTTCCAACTCTTGACACCGTGTCGTCGTTACGCTCGTCGCACCACATCGGGCTGTAGGGCTCGCCCCAGTGATCGCCCTCCCAGTCCCGGTGATCTATGCGGCTAATCTCGGGATCATCCGGAATGGTCCAGCCCTCTACTGCGCCGACCTGCGGCACCCATTCTCCCCATTGCTTGAATAGGAACGGCACCTGCGCCTCGGCGCACTGGTCGCGCAGCTTGCGCGCCCAATCGGGGTGCATCGGCCGGGCTCCTGCGCCGCTCTCGCCGCCGGCGACAACCCAATCCAATCGGCGCAATCCGTCCAGGTGATTGGTCGCCTCCATTTTGCTTAGCAGTTGCCATGCGGCCCAACGAAAGCTGATCGGCCCCAGCAGCGGCTCGGCGCTGATCCAGCGGACGGCGGCGGGCGTGTCGAGCAGAATCGGGATGCGCTCATCTGCACGCTTTTGATCTTCGATGGATACTCCGAGCCAGACGTTGGGAAGGATTTTCCCCATACTGTCAAAAAGGTCCAGCAGGTCCACGGCATCTTGATGCTCGGCTTCGCTCAGGCCATGCGAGATATGCTCATGGAGCACTTCTGATGCGCGGCCGAAGTTGGCGCGGCGGCCGGTGAAATATTCCCGCATCCGCTGGGGCCTCTTCGTCAGCACCTGAAAGGTGTGCTGTGGCGCAAGCGCCATAACGGAGAACACATGGTCAATCCACAGGTCCGGAACTCCCTCGGCGAAGAGATCGCCATGGGCGCAGACGAAGATCATGCGCGGCTTCGACCAGCGGAGCGGCTGGTCGAGCCACTGGCGGTTGAAGCGCATCTCACCGGTCCAGACCGGTCCGGCCTTGGAGTCCTTCGTCAGCCCTTTGCGGCTTTCGTGGTTCCTGAGCCGCGTGCCGGCGAGCTTCATCGCATAGCAGTTGGTGCAGCCGGGAGAGACGACGGCGCATCCGGTGATCGGGTTCCAGGTGGCGTCCGTCCATTCGATCTTGGTGCCGTCAGCCATCGACCTTCTCCCTGATGACATTGACCTTGCGGATGGCGCCGGCGGGAACGCCGCGGCGTGTGGCGGCGAGCTGGCGCGCGTCCTCGGCGTCGCTCGCGTCGAGATCGAGCGGCGCGATCTCCGGATCTTCGAAGTGGATGCGGAAGGGCAGGAGATCACGCATCGAGCTTCTCCCCGCTAAAACCGGCTGCTTCGTTGACGCACTCCACGATGAAGAGCGCGATCGCCAGGGTGAGATCATGGCCGTGCAGGGCGGCAACCGGCACGACGCTGGCGCGCTGGTGGCGCTTGGCGGCACCGTGGGCGATGGCAAGGGCGAGCGGCTGGGGCATCAACGGCCCTCCTGTGAGAGCCGCTTGTCGAGTTCAGCGACCGCGCGCACTTTCAGCTCGCGGCTCGGTCGGTCGGTGAGCCCTTGCTGTTCCCAGCAAACGCAAAGGGCGATGACTTCGACGAGCTTGCCGGAGGGGGCTTTCGTCTCATCGAAACGGGCGACTTCGAAACGGTCCATGTCTTCGCCCTCAGATCTTCGCGTCGGACGCGTACTGCCATTCCTTGCGGAAGGCCGTGGTGCCGGCCAGCGCTGCGGACATGAGGAACGCGATCGAGAGTGCAAGGATGGCGCAGGCGAGGAAGAAGCGATCGGGGGCCGCTTCGCGCAGCGCCTTGTTGTGTCCGGTGAAATGCTCAGTCATGGCCAGAGGGCTCCAGAGCAGGATGAGATGAAGGGGGAGAGAGTGAAGGCTTGGCCGGCGAGCGCGCCGCGCATGAACCACAGGGGCAGGGGTCCACGGCGACGCGCCCTCTTCGCCATGGCGCTACGCCGCGCGGGCCATGGCGGTGGCGAGTTCGGTGGCTCGCTGGCCGAAGAGCTTGACCTGTCGTTCCGAAAATTTTCCGGTCAGGATCAGATCTCGATCTGTGCAGCCCTCGCCGATCGAGCGCATCGTCTCGGCCATGCGCTCAATGGTGTTTCTGGTTTGAATTCCGCCGTTCGGTTGCATCCTTCGTCTCCGGGTTCGAGGAAAAGACCTCCGGTGGCGAACTGCTTTCCGCGCCACTCCACAAGGGAGGAATGAACGGAAGCATAGGGCGGAAATAATTCCGCTGTCAACTGCGATGGCGGAAAGATTTCCGCTGCATTAGGCAGGCAGGCGTGCGGAACGAAAAAGCCCGGCAGAATTGCCGGGCTTTTCAGAGGACTGATTCGGTCAGTAACGACTAGATTCCGAATAGCTCATTCATGGTCAAAACCTTGTGATAGGAGATGATCGCTTCGTTTTTTATCTCGATCTCGGCGGGCGGGTTGTGCTTGCGAATGATGAGGGCCTCGCCGGTTCGCCGGACGTAAAGGCCAATCGTGGCCTCTACAGTTCCGTCGGGCTCCTCGTCGCCAATGCGGCACTGAACCACTACAGCATCGCCGGACCGCGCCGGTTTGTGGGGGTGGACATACACCAAATCCCCCTGCCAATACTGCGGCTCCATCGAGCTGCCTTCAACGTACAGGGAGTAGATGTCCTTCGTGCCCATCAGCGCAGGCGGCCGCCGCACGTAATCAATCGCGTCACTGGTCAGTTGAAAGGCTCCTCTATGGTGTGACCCGGCAGCTGTGCCGAGGACGGGCACATCTTTCGGCATTGCAGAGTTAGTGGGCAATTCAATATTGGCAACCCGCACCTCCTGTTGAGGTTGCACGGGCTGAGATGGTCCGCTGTCCTGGCCAGTGAGCAGCCATTGCTCGGAAACTTCAAGTGCAGGAGCTAACGTCGAGAGAGTTTTCCCAGTGGGAAGTTGGTCTCTGTTTGCGAGCAGCTTGCGCAGGGTGTCTTTCGAAAGACCCGCTTTCATGGATGCTGCCTGCGGGCTCAAATCCATGATTCTCAAGCGTTCTTTTATGCGGTCGTGAATTGTTTCCGTCATGTGCGGAATTCTATCCGTGCTAGTGGTGACTTGTAAGGGGAAAAATTTCTGTTGACTAGGCGGAAATGTTTCCGCATTTTCCGTTCCTATGACGCTTCGAGAACAACTCATCCTGGTCTCCGACGAGTTCGGTCGCGCCCGCGGGATCGGCAGGCAGCGCGTTTCGACGATCGTGCTTAATCGTGGCTCAACACTCGATTTACTCGCGCAAGGCCGCAGCGATCTGAACACCGGCACGTTTGAGCGCGCGATGATTTGGTTCTCCGAAAACTGGCCGGAAGGAGCCGAATGGCCTTCTGGCGTGCCGCGTCCCATCCTTCGGGAGGCGGCCGAATGACTTTCCCTGAGCAAGGCACCAGTCTCCTCCTTCCAGCTGGCAACCTTGCCCACTGGCAGGGACGCGCCCAGTTTCGGCGCGTCCCTGTCTCTGTTTTTCCCTCTGCCTATCCATGCGGCCCTCCGTGATCTGATGGGCTGACCCTAAGCCGCCAGCGCGCGGCCTTCACGGAATCCTTTCGGTTGATTTTTTCCTTGACCCAAACTCAGGGGTGTTTTCGTGCGTGCAATTTCTGACGAACATGCATCCATCATCAAGGCCGCTACGGCTGCGGCTTACGAGGCGCTGGGTGGAGTGAGCCGGGCAGCCGAGGCGCTCGGAGTCGCTTCCTCGACGCTCACCAAATACGCCTCCATGGGCGAGGAATGGCGCGACAGCTTCATCCGCCTCGATCTTGCCGTCGAGCTAGACCGGCGATGCGATCACCCGTTCTTGCTTACCGCCATGTCGCGGATAGTGAAGGACGAACACGTCTCCAGCTTCGGAGTGGTCACCGCCAGCGCAGTCCTGCGCCTGGGTGGCGTTCTCGACGATGTCGTACGTGCGGTCGCTGCGGCGCTCGAAGATGACGATCACATCGACGCTGCGGAACGACAAGCTATCCGCAACCGCATCGTTGCGGCTCAACAATATCTGGCCCGCCTCGACGCCATGATGATGGCGGGTGCCCGCTGATGCATGGCAAACCCAAGAACTCGACCATGACGGTAACGGCGATCTGCGCGCTGTTGCCGGACGACCCGGAAGCAGCCGTCAGCGTCGTCACAGTTGCCTGCGCTGCTGCCGCCATCACGGCTGGGCTCGACGACGAGGCAACGGTACGCGGCCTGCGCGCGGCGCTCATATCCATGCGCGGGAACGGGTTCGGCGACATTGGTCGCAAGGGGGTGCACTGATGGAGCGCGCCACCCTTTCCCCCACGCGCTGGACTGCCAGTGGGCCGGTCGGGACGCGCTGCATCGCGCTGTTGCGGCGGGTGCGGGCGAGCGGCGACGCATACACGCTCATCCGCAACGTCGACCGTGATGCCGTGGTCAAGGCGCTTGCCGCTGGCTTCGTCGCCTGGGTCGGCCGTAGCCGTGACGTCGTGCGGCTGACGGCAAGCGGCGTAGAATATCTCGATCGGCTGGCGAGGGTGGAATGAGGTTTTCTGCCCCGCCCTTAAGCTCCTCCGTGCCGTCGTCGGTGGCGGGGGCCCCGCCGCTCTCCCGCCAGGTCCTTGTCGAGCGCGTTCTAACGATCTGGCTCCACGAAAACCGCGGCACGCACTCGATCGCCACCGAACTTGGTATCGACGAGGACGAGGTCTGCAAGATCATCGAACAATCGGAAGGAAGAAGGCCGTGAGTGAGCAGCTTCCGAAGCTTGGGCCAAAAGCGCAGCAGATCGTCGATGCGGTGTTGCAAGCGGGTGTCTATCGTGCGGAGAAACAATCCGATGTCGTCGCATGTCGCAGCCTGAACGGCCGCGGGCTGATTGGTCGTGACAAGAAAGATGGTACGGTCTGGTATCCGACGGCGAAGCTCTGCCAGCTTGCCGGCGTGACGCCGCCGGAGATCGGGCAGGGGGGCGAGGGCGGAACCGGCGCGCCAGATTCTCGGGTTCAGCCCGAGAAGGGCGTCGATCGCCTTCCTGCCCCGGCCGAGATTGAGCCTTCGCCGACAGCGGAGCTGCCGCCGCTCACGCGCCTGCCGCATCATCCGCTCGCCGCTCTTTTCCCCATGCTNGCGGGCTGATTGGTCGTGACAAGAAAGATGGTACGGTCTGGTATCCGACGGCGAAGCTCTGCGAGCTTGCCGGCGTGACGCCGCCGGAAATTGGGCAGGGAGGCGAGGGCAAACCCGGCGCGCCAGATTCTCGGGCTCAGCCCGAGCAGGGCGCCGATCGCCCCCCTGCGCCGGCCGAGATCGAGCCTTCGCCGACGGCGGACCTGCCGCCGCTCACGCGCCTGCCGCATCATCCGCTCGCCGCTCTTTTCCCCATGCTGCCTGACGACGAGCTGCGCCGCCTCGCCGACGATATCGAGGCGAACGGGCAGCAGGAGCCGGTCTGGTTGCTCGACGGCAAGATCCTTGACGGGCGGAACCGCGAGGCGGCTTGCCATCTGGTCGGCATCGACGCCTGGACGAAGGAATACGAGGGCAAGGACCCGCTTGGCTTCGTACTCTCGCTCAACCTGCATCGCCGGCACCTGACGGAAAGCCAGCGCGCCATGGTGGCGGCGCGGATCGTCGATTGGGAACGCGGCATCAACCAGAGCACAGGCGGGGATGCAAATTTGCACGCCCGCGAGGCAGGGCGCCGGCTTTCGATTTCCGAGCGCGCGGTCAAGGCCGCAAAGCGGGTGCGCGACCACGGTGTCGAGGCTCTTTCCGATGCCATCCGCGACGGGCGGATCTCCGTTCATGCCGGCGAGGCTCTGAGCCACCTGGAGCGGGCGGCGCAGGAAGAGGCGCTGCGGCTCGAGGAAAAGGAGATCATCCAGCGTGCCAAGGAAATCCGCCAGAAGCGGCAGGAGATCCGTCACGCCGTGCGGCTGACGCATATGGCGCATGTGGCAGAGGCCGGCTCGTCGACTGCGGGCAAGGTCGACCAGAAGTTCCCGGTCATCTATGCCGATCCGCCGTGGCAGTTCGGGGTGCGCTCGGAAGTGACGGGACGCGAGAAGAGCGCCGAGAACCATTATCCGACCATGCCGACGGATGCGATCTGCGACCTCTTCGACGAGATCGGCGCACCGGCCAAGGCGGATGCGGTCCTCTTCCTCTGGGCGACGAACCCGATGCTGCCCGACGCTTTCCGCGTCATGGCGGCATGGGGTTTCACCTATGTGCACCATTGGATCTGGGACAAGNGGGCAAGGTCGACCAGAAGTTCCCGGTCATCTATGCCGATCCGCCGTGGCAGTTCGGCGTGCGCTCGGAAGTGACGGGACGCGAGAAGAGCGCCGAGAACCATTATCCGACCATGCCGACGGATGCGATCTGCGACCTCTTCGACGAGATCGGCGCACCGGCCAAGGCCGACTCCGTGCTTTTCCTTTGGGCCACGAACCCGATGCTACCCGACGCTTTCCGCGTCATGGCGGCATGGGGTTTCACCTATGTGCACCATTGGATCTGGGACAAGGAAGTGGCCGGAACCGGCTATTGGGGCCGCGACCGGCACGAGCTGCTCCTGATCGGCAGGCGCGGCGACCCGGTTTCGCCGCTGCCAGGCTCGCAGCCCGAGACGGTCTATCGCGAGCGGAAGGGCAGGCACAGCGCCAAACCCGATTACTTCGCCGAGCAGATCGAGCGGCTCTATCCCGCCATGCCACGGCTGGAAATGTTCTGCCGCAGCCCGCGCCCGGGCTGGACGGCATGGGGGTTTGAAGCCGCGACAGAGGAGGCGGCTGAATGACTTCCATGCTTCCCATCATCGAGGAACTCGCCGATGCGCCGGACCATATGGCGCGGGCGCGCTGGCTGCTCGAAGTGCCCCTCGCGGTGATCATTCGCGACCAGGTGACCATCCACCGGCTGCTCTCTGCGGCCGGTTTTCACGAAGGCCTTGCC